ACAAGCCAGGGCTACCTGTCGGTGCTTGTGGAGTTTTAGATTGTTCATACATGGTATATCCCATTGCAACTTTGCCAATTGCGCCTGTTATGCCAGCAGCCTCTGCAACAGTAGCCGCACCATACAGTTGTTGCGATTGAGCCAGACCACCAGCAGCCGCTAACTCAGCATTCTCACGGGCAATCTGCATCTCATAGCCAGCACGTTGGGCATTTGATTGATCAATAGACAGTGGGCTTCCTGTCAGTGGGTCAATGCCGCCAGCGGCTGCTCTTGCTCGGATAGATCCACTTATTTTTTGCTGGCGCTCAAAAACAGCCAAAGCTTGGCGGTTGTAGTTCAGCGCATTCTGACGACCTTGCAGTTCAGCCTGCTGTGCTTCAAATCTGAATCTTTCGGCTTGTTGCTCACCTTGCCTGATAGAAGACAATGCACTTACAGCAGCAAAGGCCAACATTGCGATTTGTGCCATTTATGTGCCTCCGTACTCTGATTGGCACAAGGTTATCGTTGACCAGCAAATGCTGTGTCTCATACAACAAAGCATTGACTTCAATAATGCGTTTGACAAAGCCAATACGCACACCAACAGACATCCGTGGTTCAATAGGCAAAGTCTTGATGGTTACTGTAAATGGCAGACCAACTTCATAGCTTGTGACACTGGCACGATCCATGGTAATAGATCCACCACCGCTGACAACTTCATTAGACAGCACACTGCCATCAGCAATCACATTGAGTGTCTTGCCAATATGCGGTAGGCTAGAAATGGTTGTAGCAACACCGCCAGTAAAGCAGCAATCTGTGAATGTGGTTGTGTCAAACACCTCGACAAAGTACTTGTCCACACTGTTAAATGTACGCTTGACCACAACATAGATGTCTTCAATGTCAACGCCAACGTCTTTGAACAATCCATCAGTTGTGAGTTTGCTTGGAGCAACCACATTTTGCTGGCGCAAGATCGAATAGTTGGCAATCGTGCCATCCCCATTGAGCATCAGCAATGCATCTGTTTCTTCAGTGCTGGTAGCTTTTCTCAATGCCAACTCAAGTGGATTGTTGATCAAATGGCTAGACAACAAACTGATTGATGTACTGACATAAGACAAAGTTGCATCGCTGTACAAGAACTCATTGAGTGCTTTGCCTTGTCGCTGGACATAGATGGTTCCAGACTGCAATGTCTGCACACGCATACCTTCACGGGAACCATTGCGGCTGACTGTTTTCACAAAGAAGTTGGTTGGCGTGATTGGATCAAGACCAGACTGCGGTACATAGAACTCGCCACCAGTCGTAAACACTTGCAGGTCACGACCACTGATGATGTCGGTAATTGTGTTCAAGCTGTTGGTGTCCAGCGTTGCCTCAATCGCATCATCGTCATAGACTTGATCAGGATTGAAATCAAAGAACTGGGCAACCTTACTTCCCCACACCGTTGATGGGCGAGACTTACTGCCACCAAAGTACAGACGACCTTCATGGAAGGTACAAGTACGAGGCCAACCTTTGGTTGAACTCCACACATCTTCATAGCCAGACTCATATTCCCATGATCCAGTTGCAATAGCTGAAGTATTGAAAAATGGAATCTCAGTCACAGCACTTACTACAGTGGTGCTTGTAAATGCAACGATCCTAGCTCTGCCTTGTGGAGTCGCATTTACATACTGACCAACACTACCAGCAGAAAAGACCGCAGACGATGCAGTCAGTGTGATGGCTCCAGATGTTGCACTTGGTGTCAATGTGCCTGCTGGGTTGCTGTACGCAATGGTGAATGCGTATTTGGGTATGCCAATAAAACTGATATTGCTGACAGTCCATGTGGCATCAGTACCACCACGCACAATCTTGATCGGATTGATATCTTTGTGTGTGATGATCAGCGTATCAGCAGATTGAGTCCAGCACATGGTGGACAGAATTGAGCTTGTGACAGCAGTCACTGCCAGATATGGATTGCCTGAACCATTGATATTTGTGATCAATGTTCTGTCTTTGAATACATACATCCGCTGATTCACAAAGATCAGCATATAGCTGTCGTCTACAGAGAACTCAAATGCAACGCTACGAGTGCCATTTTCTGGACTTGCTGCGCTGGGTATCTCCATCAAGTGTTTAAGCCCACCACGCCTGCGTACACCGCCTTGTGGCTGAACCAATACATTGGTCAGTGTCTCAGCGCCATTCTTGTATTGCTCAAGCTCAACCCTAGCCCTGAGCAAAGGATCTAACTCCCCGCTAGAAAAGTTGGTTTGAATGGCAACAAGTCGAACCATTAGTTTCTCACTTCAATAAGGCTGAAGTCTTCAAATGACTGTGTTGTGTTTCCTTGTCCATCAACCACCATGGCTGTGCGAAAGTAGCCACCACGGTTGTTCTCACCAGGTGAGCCAACAGCAACTTGTTGCCAGTACTGTGTCTTGCTGACCTGATCGGTGATCGGATCTGCCAAATGCCATGCCATCATGTACTTGAGCAATTGCACAAAGTACGCTGGCATTTCGGATTCTGTGGGCGCAAACTGGTAATCAATGACCACAGTTGTTTCATTTGTCAAAAGCTTATCGCCTTGGATCACCCAATCATTGAATGTTCCAGCGCCAATAGCTGTACTGTTGTATGCCCGTCTGATTGCGCCAAGTCGGTCAGATGGCAGTTGATATTCGTATCGGTATTGATTGACAGGCGTGTTGATCGTCTGTGCAAGCTGGACTTTCTTAAAGCTGAAAGACCATGGGTATGACTCATCAGAGCAAATACGAATGTCGGTATCACCAGCAGCCATTTGTCACCTCAGATGTAAGAATGGCCTGCCACCAGTTGTCCAGTAGCAGGCCGATCCATTTGATACTGTGATTAGTCAGTATCGGTTGCGGTAACTGTCACACCGTCAGTGATGTCAACTACGCCAGAAGCGTTGCTGACCACATAAGCTGTGGACATTACAGGAGTACCACCAGTGGCGCTGTAGCAGAAAATCAAGTCACCGACTTTCAACAACGATGCAACGCTGTTGAAGTAGCCAGAGGCACGAATTACTGATTGAGCGTCAGTGCTGGTGTAAGTCCAAATGGCAGGCGCATTGCCTGATTTAGACTGACCGCCTACGGCATTAAAGCCAGTTGCTGAGAAAGCCATGTTTATGCTCCTTATTCAGTGCAAGTAATTGCGACAATGCCACCAGCATCAATAGCTGTAGCGCCAGCACTGAACATCGAAGACACCAACCAAGAGGTTTTCTCAGGGATGTAATTGATTTCAGAACGAATAGCCATGCTTTCAGCCATGCCGACAGCCATCTTGTGATAGGCATAGACCACACGGGTTGCACCTGAACCACCACCAGTCAAACCACCTTCAGAGCGGTCACCAATGACGTTGAAGTTAAAGCCCATGAAGCTAGTGATATCACCTTGCACCAAAGCCTTGACACTGTTGAAGTCGCTGCTGGTAACAGCAGTCTCAGACAACAGGCTAGACAATTGGGAAGCGTGAATCAGGATGTAACGCTCTTCTGCGGGTACGTTTGCAGTATTGAGCAAACGAGCAGCTTCACGCAACTTAGCCATGTTCATGTTTGTACCAGCGCCACCAATGCTGGTAGCCACAGTCAGGGAAGTACTTGAAGCAGCCAACGCATCAATGATCATCTGATCAGATCTACGACCAATTGCTTTACCAACAACCTGAACCAACTCTTGACGTTCATCAAAGTTGACTTTGGATTGGTTGAAGATATCGCTGCACATTCAAAGGAGTTACATCAGTCTGAGGAACTCGGACTTGTGCAACACCAGCACCAATTTTGGGGAACTTGTGAGTGGACGCAGTGACACCAGTACGCAGACGGACAGTGTTACGCAAGACAGCATCGGCTTGATATGCTTGCTTCACTTCCGTGTCGAATAGCGTCACAAAAGCGTTAGAAATGCTAATCGCCATTTGTTTCTCCTAGAAACGGTTGATGAAAAAATTTATCGCCAACGGTTGTCCAGAAGAATTCTGGGCCTAGACTTGTGTGTTACCCCCACACCAGGGAGCAGACTACTGCCGTCATGGGCCTTGCGGTTGTCCATGATTACATTATAGAACACACTTTCTAAGGGTTGTCAACTCTTTTTTTAATACTTGTTTCCCTTCTTTTTATTGCATGGGCCACACATTGGCTGTAAGTTGGTTATCTCTAATGCCAATTCTGGAAAGAACTTTCTTGGCTTTATATGATCTACATTTATAGGGTATTCCCTAGAGTTATCTCTTTTACATTTAATACATACATACCCATATAATTCTAAAGCTTTAAGCCTTAATGCTTTCCATTCATTTGATCTAAGAAATCCATCAGATGTTTTTTTTAAATTTAAAGCAATTTCATTATCAGACAAATTAAGCATCTTTTGTTTAAGAGACAACTTTCTGGATCTTGCCTTCAATTGTTTTAACTGATGTTTCATATAAATGCCCTATGGTGGATGTTGGAGCAAAGCACAGCCATACCGTGATCAAAATCAAGGTTCGCTATGCTTCGATGTATGCCCTACGGAGCCATGTCATCGCATCGCACTGAACAGACTTGCGGTCATTGCTGACCTACCACCTGGCTCTATTCTTAGCCCACCATCCCCGCTTTGGCTTGCCGTGTAACAGGGTTATTTAACAGGCAACCACTGACGTTCCGCATTGCCTGCGAGTCAGAAAAGCAAAAACCCTCTGGTTCCAGCTTTCCACATCGCAGCGTGACCTCTTTCGAGGCTAGAAAGCTAGAGCCAAAGGGTTCTAAATGTCTTGCTGCGATGCTTGACGATTTAAATTATACATAAAAAAAGCCCCCACGCAAGTGAGGGCTAAAACTTCCTTTGGAGACGTTAGCAACTGCTTGCCAACACCTCAACCATACATCTTTTCAAAGAGCTTTTCAACCTTTGCCCTAAATGCTGGGTCTTTCTTGTACTTGGGATCAGCAACCATAGAGTCCAATTCCTCTTTAGACACAGTGCCTTCAGGGTCTGCTTTAAGGGTTTCTACTGGTACTCTGCCCTCATATGTCTCTCTCAGCTTAGACAAGGCTTTGATGCCTTTGGCAGTGTCCCCCCAGCGGGTGAACTCCTTGAACTCATCCTCGCTCCAGATACCCTTGCTGACCATCCCACGACCCCATGTAGCCATGTTAGAGATGATTGCCTTGGCATTGGGGCCAAGTGCTTCCAATTCTTGTTCCATAGACTGTCTGGCAAGTGCTTCTTGATCGCCAGAGATAGTGGTTACTTCTCTTGCAAGATCTTCAAAGGCTTGCTGAGAGATGCCGTACTTCTGCGCCCAGCTGGTGTAAGCCTGTGCCACTGGGTCATCTTCTGCCAGACCAGCCGCTTGTAAGTTGTATTTGCCGTCTTCAGGTGGCTTGTGTGTGCCAGAGCGGAACTTCTTCTCTAGTTCCACATAAGACTTGCTGATGCCTTCCAGATCAGGTTCTGCCTTATCTTTGTTCCAGAACTTCTCAGGCCAAAAGTCTGGACGCTCCAAAGGTTCATCATCCTGAGCAGTAGGATCGCCTTGAATATGATTTATTGCTGGCTCTTGGCCCTCGGTTGTCTGCTGTGGAGGTGCTTCTGTTGCAGCAGCTTCCAGCAGGCCAGGGTTGTCATTTGCTTCGCTCATTGGTTCTTTGCCTTTCGTATGCGGTTTTCAATATCTCGGATCACACTGTTTTGTCCTTCTCGGAACGCACCCAGCGATTGATCCGCACCAGGTTGCCATTGCCATCTGGAGGTTTAAATCAACACCAACCTGATCAGGTTCAAATGGTGCTGATTCATTTTCTAAGTCTTCCCATCCACTCAAGCCATTGCTCCTTGTAATGCTGGCGCTGCGCCACCTTCAGCAGGTAATGCTTGCTGTGCCATTTGAGCCATCTGTTGCATCATTGCTTTGCGCTCTTCTGCACTGGTTCTGACTGCGGCTGGTACACCCAGCTTGTCAGCAATGTAGTCAATTGCCGCACCAGCATTGATCGCCATCTGACCTTCAGGGCCAAGACCTTGCGTGATCTGCATGAACTGGATAATGTTGTTGATTTCGTCCAGATTTTGAGCCATTGCCAATGGGCTGACTGGGCTGACCTTGACTTCCAAGCCATTGACCTTCAAAGGCAGATCAATGATGCCATCACGATCCATGACTTCCAAGATCTTGGTCACCAGCGGAATCATGGTTTCATTGACCAATCGACCAAAGGCAGATCCTAAGTTCTGAGCCAGTTCCTTCATGCGCTCGACAACCTCTGTGGCTGATCTGGCACTCATGTTGTCAGGCGGCAAGCTCTCATCCAGCAATGTGCGCTTGATAGATGCCACCAAGTCAGTAATCACAATCTGCGTGACATTAAAGTCGCCAGCACGGGGTAAAGGCTTGAGCGCCTCACCCTGTGGCCCACCATTTCTAGCGACTGGAATGATTGCACCAGGCACAATCTTCACATTGGCGGGGTTCAATACACCATCATCTGCCGCTGTATATACGCCAGTGATTGCAAGGCTGGCATTCTTGAGCAGCAGTTCCTTGGTTTTGTTCAGCGTCTTGATGTCTGGCAATGCAGTCAGCACTGGCCCACGACCATAGATCTCGCCAGCAACCTTCATGTATCGGCTGACCACCCATGGGCTGGACTTCAACTTGCGGTAAACAAGCTCTTGTTTGCTTTTCTTGTCAATCACATAGTAGCTGTAGTCACCACGATCAATGTTCAGAATGGTGGCTTCCACAAGGTCAACCTCTTCTGTGGGCTTGTCGCTGATGCGCTGCTGTAGATCGACTGGGATCTTGGCATCTTTCCACTGCAACTGGATGGACTCACCCTTGATCCTCATATTGCGGTAGACATTGTCAACTTGACCATTTGCGCCTTCCTCAAAACTGACCAAGTACTGTGGGACAGGAATGAAGTTGATGGGCGATGTCGCATCACCTGGTTGCACCAGCATAACCGCTGTACCAACGGACAAGTCCAGCAAGAACTCACCCATGGCAATGTCAAAGTTGGATTGCTTCAGGACGGCAAACAGTTTTTCGTTGTACAGATCCAGCACACGCTGGGCTTCTGACCTACGGTTGACGGGTATGTCAGTGCCTGGCTCCAGACGACACCATTTGCGCTGTGGCGGGAAGATGCCAGACTGAAGTCTGTTGGCAAATCGCTGGGTAGAGTTGATGGCGGTCGAGTCAAAGACACGGCTCATCTTCTTTTTGCCACCGACACGCCCTTCATACTCGCCACCATACAGGTTGCGTTGCGGCAGTGCGAACTCCATTGCGTCTTCATACAAAGACTTGAAGTCATCCTTTTTGTTCTGAGCAATCTTTTGCCGTTCAAGGACTTGCTCTACGCTCATTTTTGCCATATCAATCCTTCTTGCT